GATTTTAGAGAAGACAGTATTGTTAAATTTGAAATCTTTAAAGAGCATATCCAAGATCAATTTGATGTAAAAATTGTTCTTGATGACAGACAAAGAGTTGTTGATATGTGGAGAGGTCAAGGACTTAGGGTTCTCCAGGTTGATAAAGGAGACTTTTAATGTATGAAGCAATAGAGGTATTAGATACCGAACAAGCTTGTATACACCGAATGAGAGAAATCTCAGACTCCTTATTAAGACTCCATTCGGATAAGGAAGTTTCTTTTACAACCTGTGAGAACAATAATCGGTTTTGGGAATTAAGATATGTCATCGATGATAAGTCTTAATTACCCACAACTGTTTATTATAGTCATATTCTTAGGATATATGGCTTGGCAAGTTTGGAAACAAGGAATCAGAACAGGTGCAGAAAGAGCAGTTACCAAACTGCATGAACTAAAAATCATTGCGTTCGACAATGTAGGAAACGTAAAACCAAATCCTTTTTACGAGGAACATCAAAAAACAAAGAATTAAAATGCATAAATAGACATGTATTTTATTTAAATGGGAATCATGTTTATATGCGTTTTAAAAACTTTGCAATCACAGAAGCGGTAAAGCTTACCCCTGAACAGTTAGCGAAAAACAATTCGAAAACTGGCGAGGCTAGAATCGACATTCTTATTCGTCTTATTCAAGATCAGGTTCCGCTGGAACTAGCTAAAGGTGGTACATTCAAAGTTGGTGAAGACCATATAGATGATGCTATAGCACATTGTCAAAACTTTAAAAAGAACGATGCTCATTATGGAAGATCTGGATTTCCTCTTACAGATGAAAATGGAAAGGAAATTAAGTCAAATGACTTAGCCAAATCTAAAGTTATGGGTGGAGGAACTGGTGGTGCTGGTTCTGGTACCAAAGATACTGCAAGAAATGAATCACATAACGCATGTATGATGCGTGCAGTGGTTGATGATGGATGGAGTAATGATATAGATCATTTCGACGAAGCACGTATAGCACAAGCATATAAAGATAATGGTTCTAAGCATATCGATATTAATACCGATCAAATATTAGAAACACCAGATAACTGGATTATGTCTTCCTATGTTATATCTAAATTCTTAGCTAAAGAAGGATATATCCATAAAGGTCAAATCTTCGACCGCGCGGGTCCGTACATGACTTTGATATATCAAATGAAAAATATGGCTTATAAGAATAATGGATTTAAACCATTGAAAGATGATAAGTGGAATCCAGGCGATGTATGGGCAGTAGAGAAAGGATTAGATCTAAAAAAAGAATTAGATATTACCTCTGTTGGTGCATTAAATGCTTCTCTTATGAAACTATTCTTTGAAAGAAGATTGGTAGCTATATCTTTAAAAGGTCCAGAGAAAAATGATCCACCCCCAAATAAAGAATACAACGTAAAAAATCCTCCTGAAACGCCAAGGCATAAATTAAAAGAGATTAAGTTAGAATCTAATCGTGGTGACTTCTGGTCATCAAAAGGTATGGAAATAGTTTATGATTCAGGGTCTATGACATTTAAGGATAACTCCCCAGGTGGAACTAATAAAGCTGAAATAAAAGGTAAGAAAGCCAGAGGTGGTGGATTATCTTGGGGTATTATGATAGACTTTATTAAAAGAACTGCTGGTAAAGCTCCACCCGAACATGCGAAAGGTATTAAACCATTAGCTAAGAAAATAGAAAAGGGTGATAAAAGATCTACTAAGTTAATGTTTCAATTATATAGTGAATTCTATAAAGGTTCTAAACAAAAGGACTTTGAGGAAGAATTAAGTAAAAAAGACTGGACTTGGATATCTGCTAAACTTGGTGCATTATATGTTGCTTATTATCTACAAAAGAATATAGGATCTAAAGCAGATAGTATAATAACAAACTTTGTAAATTATGCTGGATCTGATATGTTAGATTCAAGCACATACGTAAAGGTAGGAAAATGAAATCATTTAAAGAAAAGAATTTTGGATTATATGAAGGTAAAATGGTACCGCTGGAACAACCTATGGTTGAGGCAGAATACCAAGGAGATAATGTACAATTGAATTCTCCTAAGAGAAGTTCGGGTCCAAAAAAATTCGTAGTTTATGTTAAGAATCCAAAAGGTAATGTAGTTAAAGTTAACTTTGGAAACGAAAAAGGTCTCGAAGGAGATGTTAAAATAAACGATAAGGATAGAGCAAAAGCTTTTTCAGACAGACATAATTGTCCAGCTAAAAAGGATAGACTCTCTCCCGGATATTGGTCTTGCAATTTACCTAGATATGCAAAACAATTAGGATTAAAAGGTGGCGGAAATTATTTCTGGTAAGCCATATATTGAGCAAGATGGTATTAGAACATTTAATGTTCAGTTACCAGACAGCGAATATGTTTGGCATAGAGATAATGCAGACCGTGAAGTAGAAATAATAGAAGGAGAAGGTTGGCAATTACAAATAGAGAATTGTTTACCAATGCTACTAAATGATGTTAAAAAAGTTATTATACCAAAAGGGGTTTACCACCGCTTAATAAAAGGGTATAATACATTAAAGGTAAAAATAAATGAAATCACTTAAAACATACATTCCAGAAAGTAAGAATACTCATATGACACACATTGAGGATTTGGTTCTGGATGGTGGAGTAAAGGGAGCCAGACAAGCAATACTTGCCCTGCGATCACTTAGGGATATGCTTGCTGGAAACACACCCACTGCAGTTGACGTCACTGTTAAATGGGACGGTGCTCCCGCCGTATTTGCGGGAATTGATCCAAGCGATGGTCAATTCTTCGTTGCAAAGAAAGGCATCTTTGCAAAAAATCCTAAGGTATATAAAAATCATGATGATATTGACAATGATACCAGTGGAGATCTTAATAAGAAACTTAAGCTCGCATTTAACGAACTAAAAGATCTAGGGATACAAGGTGTTATCCAAGGTGATTTTATGTTTGAAAAGAAAGATCTTAAGATAGAAAAGATCGATGGAAAGAAACATTTAATGTTTCATCCTAACACAATCGCTTATGCTGTACCTGTAAGCACACCTTTAGCTAAAGAAATAGCTTCTGCTAAGGTAGGAATAGTATGGCATACATCATACAGTGGAGCATCATTTGAATCAATGAAAGCTTCTTTCGGTGGTGAAATAACTGGTAAGCTAAAAAAATCTAAATCGGTTTGGATGCAGGACGCAACTTTACCTGGAACATCTGATGCGGTATTAGATTCAAAAACAACAAAAGAAGTTACATTAGCCTTATCTAATGCAGGCAAATTATTCCAGAAAATTAAATCTGGTGTACTAAAAGAATTAGAAAGCAATAAAGAATTAAATTCTGTTATTAATATATTTAACAATACAAAGGTTAGAGAAAGAAAAAGAATAACAGATCCAGCTAAACACGTAGATGAATTAATCGATTGGGTTAATAATCGTTACGCAAAGCAAGCAGATAAACTATCAACACCACGTGGAAAGGCTGGCGTAGAGGCAAAAAAATCAGCAGTAATGCAGTTTTTCAGTAAAGAAAATAAAAAAAATCTAAAAAATGTCTTTGAATTACAGAATTACTTAGTTGATAGTAAATTAATTATTATAAATAAACTAAACAGTCTCAGTAATATTGGGACGTTTGTAAAAACTAAATCCGGATTTAGGGTGACCAACGCAGAAGGTTTTGTTGCCATAGATAGGACGGAAGGTGGAGCGGTGAAGTTAGTTGATAGGCTAGAATTTTCCTATAATAACTTTTCACCAGATATAATTAAAGGCTGGGACAATCCAGGCTAAATGGGATTACCGAGGATATGAAATCTTTTAAAGAGTTTTATGAAGTAGACGAAGCTATGTCAATGGCTACTCGTATGAAAATGAAAGCTGCTTTTAGAAAGAATAAAGCCAAAATAGCTCTTGGTCGTAAAAAGGCAGCAAAGAAGCTCGCATCTCCAGAAAAACTGAAAGCCCGTTCAGTCAAACAAGCCCGTAATTTAATTATTAAAAAGATCCTTAAAGATAAAGGTAAAGGTGATTTATCCTTTGCTGCTAGATCAGAATTAGAAAAGAAAGTAGCGAAGAAGAAAGGCAAGATTATGAAGCTTGCAAAAAGACTTCTTCCGGCTGTAAAAAAAGCTGATAAAGCTAAATTGAGAAAAGATTGATATGACTGAAATTAAATCATTTACTAGTTATTTAAAAGAAAACACAAACGAAATAACGTTTGCATTTGGTAGGTTTAATCCACCTACTAATGGACATGAAAAATTAATGGATACAGTTAAGAAGATTGCAAGAGGTGGTTCATATAGAATATATCCATCACAATCATCTGACCCAAAAAAGAATCCATTAGACTTTAAGTTAAAAGTTAAGTTCATGAGAAAAATGTTTCCTAAACATGCCAGAAATATTATGGCAGATAAAGGAATGAGAAACGTATTAGAAGTAATTGTTAAACTATATGACCAAGGATATACTAAAGTTAATTATATCTGTGGTGATGATAGATTAGTAGAATTTGATAAACTATTAAACAAGTATAATGGTGTTAAATCTAGGCACGGTTTTTATCAATTCGAAAACGGAGTAAAAGTTACGAGCGCGGGAGAGCGCGATCCGGATGCAGATGATGTATCAGGAATGAGTGCATCTAAATTAAGAATGGCAGCTTCAGATAATAATTTAAAATTATTTGCAAAGGGTATGCCAAAAGGATTTAAAGAAGTAGAAACCTTATTCAATGCAGTTAGGGCAGGAATGGGTTTAAAAGAATCTAAAGATTTTAGAAAACATGTACAACTAGAAAAGGTTTCCGACAGAAGAGAAGATTATATAAACGGAAAATTATTTAGAACTGGTGATGATGTTATAGTTAAAGAAAGCCAAGAGGTTGGAAAGATAACCGTTCTTGGAGCTAATTATGTAATGGTTGATTTTGGTTCTAGTAAAAGAAGATGTTGGTTAGAAGATATAGAACTATTTGAAACACTAGAAACTATGGCGGGTGAAGAAGGAACAGGTAAACTAACTAAGAGATATAAAAAAGAAACCCCTGGTTCTGATAAGCAAGAATCTAAAAGAGGATTTAGAAGTTTCTTAGAAAAGAAGAAAAAGAAAGATACCAGTCATGGAAATAAAATGCCAAAGAGCTTTGAAACAGATAAGGGAGATGATGATGATTCAACCGATGCTAAACGAAGAGCTCAGTTTAATAAACAAGCAGACATGGATGACGATGACCCAAATGCATATAAAGATGCACCAGGGGATAAAAAGGCCAGAAAGAAAGGATTAAAACCTTCTCAATATACAACTAAATATAAACAGATGTTTGGTGATAAAGAGAAAGAATTGGAGAAGAAGAAAAAGAAATGAAAAAGTTTAAAGTATTTTTAGAGAATGACGGACCTTGTTGGCCTGGGTATAAACAGGTTGGTACCAAAATGAAGAATGGAAAAGAAGTTCCTAACTGTGTACCAATTGGAGAAGCAAAATTAGAAGAAGGTAATACAGATAAAGCTTTACAAAAGAAAGCTGATGCATCTGGTATTGCTAAAGGTATATTAAAGAAAGTATTTGACAGAGGCGTCGCTGCTTGGAAAGTTGGGCATAAACCAGGTACAACTCCAGCACAGTGGGGATTAGCTCGTGTTAATTCATTCTTAACAAAAGGAAAAGTTTGGTACAAATACGATAGTGATTTAGCCAAGTTAGCTAAAGGGGGCAAATAATGGCAAAGATGGACGGATCGAAGTTAACTGGTCAAGAGATAGCAGTATACTTCAGAAAAAATCCTAAAGCAAAAGCAGTTAAAAAAGCTGTTGAGATTGCTTTAGATCATGGTGGAGCAATGAGCTACGCTATGAAAGAAATAGAAAAGCTTAAAAGAGGATTATCAAAACATCCTGAAGTAAAGAAAGCATTAGACTACGCTAACTTTGAAAGCGTACAAAAAGAATCTATTCAAACTACTAGTAAAATAATTAATGAAAATTACACTAGGAACTTTGAACTATTATCTAATAGTATTAAGCTTAATAAAGTTCAACAAAAGATTTTAGATCAATTTATCAAACATGGTACTATAAAGAATCAATACGTTGGTAGAGTAGCTGGGGTTAAGAAAGAAAAGAAATTCTTTGCAGCTAAGAAACAGTATAAAGGATCAATAGAAAATAGAACTGAAGCATTAATGTCCGCCCTCAAAGTTAATGCTCATCAGAGAAAGATTCTTGATTCG